TACCCGCAACAAACCGCGGACAGCGTGGACCAGACCACCCGCAAATATGCCTGCCTCGACGGTACCTGGGACTTGACAACAGGGGAATATCACCTTGCGCCATCGGCCAACATGCTGACACAGTATCAAATGGGCTGGTGGGGAGCGCAGTTTGCCGATCAGGACGGGTATTTTGCTTCTCCATATCCCACATTGACCGTAAGGCACTTGCCTAGGCCAATCCGTTCCCTGCGAGTTGTTGGAGATACGGCAAGGGAAGAATATCCGGTTGATTTTAACATCAGGTTATATGGTCCGGACGACACGCTCCTGAAGACCGAAACAGTCACTGGCAACACACAGGTAAGCTGGAGCAAGGCATTAGAGCCGCAGGTCCTTGATGTTGCAAAACAGGTACTGGAAATAACGAAATGGAGCCATGCCGGACGCTGTGCAAAGATAGTTGAGTTTTTTACGTCAATCAGGGAAGTCTACGAAACCGGCGATTTGGTAAGTGTAAAGCTGCTGGAAGAACGGGAAGCAAGTCAGGGCAGTTTGCCTGTTGGCAACATATCAGCGAACGAAGTCACGATTGTCCTGAACAACGGAGACAAGAAGTTTGACATAGACAACGAACAAAGTCCACTCAAAAACCTTTTGAAGCCTAACCGAAGGATACAAGTTTCACTGGGATTTGAAGGGGCGCTTCTGTGGCAAGACATTAAAAACAGGAAATGGGGTGATTTGTAATGCAACAAACCACGAATTATGGTTTTAAGAAACCTGAAATGATAGATACTGTGGCAGATAGTATCCCTGCCTATGCGGATAATTTAGATGATATTGACACGCTAATTAAAGGGCTTGATGATGGCAAGGTGGATAAGATTTCAGGCAAAGGATTGTCAACGAATGATTACACCACAGATGAAAAAAATAAACTTGCCGGGATTGAGGCTGGTGCGGAAGTAAATAATATATCAGATGCGGATGCCAGCGAGCTCACAGGGGGTGCAGAAACCGACCTACACAAGCACGCTGCTGCGGATGTGAATATTACCGATACGGGCGGATACTACGATTCAACAGATGTAGAAGGGGTACTACAAGAGGTAGGTTCAGAATTAGTAACCCACAAAGCTGATACAATGCCTCACAAATTCGAGGACTTGAAAAATACTGTAACGTACAAATTCGGATTCCAACTTTCAGCAGAAGGAAATCCACAGATAATTTTTGAGGAGGTATAATGATGTCAAATATTTTAAATTTACCTACAAAAGAGCAATTTGATACACAAAACGCCTTGCTTGCATCTATAGCAAGTCATATAGGCGCAGAAGGAATAAAAATAACTAACTGGGAAGATGTGCAGAGGGTAGTAAGAATGGGGCTAGCAGACAAGATGTTTGCAGTTGGAGATCAGTTTGTAAGTTCTTATGACACAGGCGAAGTGGTATGGGATGTTATAGGAATTAACCACGATACCCCTACTGATAAAAAATATAAATATAGCCTAACATTACAAGCTCATGACTGCATAATGAACTGCCAATTTGATGCAACTGAGGCATTATATTATGCAGAGACAGAACTTCCCGCAGGAGAACATATTTTCACATTGAACAATATAAAATATAAGTTTACTACAGCTCAAGTTGTTCCGCCAGGAGGACAAGTGTATGTTAGTTCATGGGAGGGCGATACTTATGTTCCCACTAAAATTGCAACATACGGCGCAGATAGAGCTACAACTATTGAAAGCAATATAGTTGTTACAGCAACTGAATCTGGTGATGATACGCTTACACCTGTTAATCATCACTCAAGATGTCGCTATGGTTCCAATAATTACTTAGAATCCGCTATAAGACAGTTTTTAAACAGTAATGATACTACTTTTGCGTGGACGCCTAAAACTAACTTCGACAGGCCTCCCTCAGGTGCGCCTTTCACTGGTGGGGGCTTTCTGAAATTGCTAGATCCTGACTTAGTATCAGTTTTAGGTGCAGTAGATAAGCAAGTTGCAAGAAATACGGTTACAGACGATGGCGGGCAGGATTTGTTCTCTGACAAGATATTCCTGTTGTCTAGAGTTGAAGTATACGGAGGTACAGAAGGTGTCACAACAGGCGAAAAACCGTATTTTTATTATGCCTCATTAGCATCTGCTCCAACTACAGATCCATTGGCAGGGCGCATTAAATATTTAAGTGGAACAGCCCGTCTCTGGTGGCTGCGTTCGCCTGGCGTCGGCGATGCCAGCGGTCCGCGTTCCGTGCACGCGTCTGGCAGCGTCTACGGCGGCAACGCGTACTACGCCTACGGCCTGGCGCCCGCTTGTTGCATAATCTAGGATCTATAATCCGCTATAAATTAGCGTGTAAATTAGAGAAAGGAGTTGGAAGTTTATGTTTAAATTTCTAGATATACGAGAACAATTGCGCGAAGAAAGACGCAAAAATGAAGAATTACGTGCACTCTGCAAAGACTTAGAAGATGCTGCAATAGAGCTTGCTGAAATTGTAGCTGCAAATGAAAAAGCTATACGGGAGGTACAAGACGATGGCTAAAATATATTACAGAAGAATAATAGCAGGCAAAATGACCATTGAAGATGTACCTGAACGGTGGAGAGCAGAAGTACAAGCTATGTTAGACTTCCACGGGGAGATGTAATCATGACCGTATGGAATGATTTGCTTACGTATGAAGAGTATGTACCATTAGGCACATTTTGGAGCTTAGACTGGGACAGCCCGGATGATACCCTTGAAGCAATCGTAACGGCACGGGACAGGATGGAACTGCTCAGGAAGGGGACGTATCAGACCTCACAAGTACAGCAGAACAAGACGCTGTATCAGCTTGCGGAAGATGTTCTCCAGGACGCAGGACTAAGCAGCAGCGAATACATCATTGATACGGACCTGCAAAGTATCGTTGTGCCGTATTCCTGGTTCAATCCCATGTCACACAGAGAAGCCCTCAGGCGCATAGCCGAGGCAGGTTTGGCGGCGGCATTTCAGAACAGGGACGGAAAGATACAGATTGAAAGCTGGCTTATTACGGGCGATGAACCGGTATTGGAAATTACGGAGGATGACTATTTTCCGCCGCTCCGGGCTCCGTCACGACAGGACCAGGTGGCGAATGAGATTATCGTTGACACGCAACCCTTGCGGCCGGCCACAACGCTGGAAGAAGTCTACAGGAGCAATGAGCCGATGACGATACCAGCAAGCACAACAAAGACAATCACGGCTTTTTATAACAAAACGCCGGTGATTGAAGCCACTGCATCCCTCGACAACCCACCCGCAGGCGTTAGTATCACAGAGGCAACCTACTATGGCTGGGGTGCATCGGTAAAAATCCAGAACACCAACGCCACGGACAAGCAGGTAATGCTTGTTATTGAAGGCAAGCCCTTGACCATTCAGAATAAGGAAAGGGCTATTGCCCGGGATGAAGCGTCAATACTGGAGAACGGTGCCCTGACCTTTGAGTTTCCCGCCAACCCGCTTGTGCAGACTTTAGACCAGGCACAGGCGATAGCCGATACGCTGCTGGCAAGTGTAAAGGACCCGAGGCGTGACATTGAAGTTGATTGGCGGGGAAACCCGGCTTTGTTGCTCGGCGACAGGGTGACGGTCAAGGGGAAGGACTATCATGTTATTAGACAAGAGTTAGATTGGCAAGGATATTTGAGCGCTCGATTAACAGGAAGGAGGGCAACATAAATATGGCATGGCAAACACCAAAAACCACGTGGGGCCAAGCTGGGCAGACGGTCCCCGGAGTGGATGATTTCAACCGCATCGAGGGCAATATCGAGACCCTTGGCAGATACGACAGGGCTCCCGGATACGGCATCGCAACCGGGACAAATGAAAAGGCAATCACGCTGAACCCAGCGCCGGGAAGTTACTACGAAGGACTGTGTTTTGCGTTTAAGAACGCTACACAGAACACCGGAGCGGTGACAATCAACGTCAACGGTATGGGGGCAAAAGCAATTAAGAAACCTAACGGAAAAGATTTACCGGCAGGCTTCCTGAAAGCTGGTAGCATATACACGGTCAGGTACAATGGTACAAATTTTATCTTACAGGGTAGTGACAGTTCCGGCAACGCTACTCCTGAGCATGTATTGGCCGGAAAAACTTTTAGCAATGATACTGATACGGAACTTACGGGAACGATGCCCGATCAAGGTGCAAAAATAATTACACCAAGTACGGTCAATCAGGCTATTCCGGCAGGGTATCATAATGGACAAGGATATGTTAAGGGTGATAGTAATTTAGTTGCAGAAAATATAAAACAAGGCATATCAATCTTCGGAGTTAACGGCACATTAGTACCACAGAAATTCTTTATGACCGATCTAAAAGGACATTTTGTAGGCAATGGTTATTATAATTATATAAATGTTGGTTTTGAACCCAAACTTGTAATACTCGGTAGTAATGTTGATCGCACTATCAGAGATGGCAAACATAGACGAATAGCTGTAGCATCTGAATTTGGATTGTCTGGTCTCACTATAGACGAGAGCTCTTTTTACATGGAATTTGAAAATGGTGGTTTCTTTACTGATACAGATTATCCTCGTTTAAGGATTAACGGAACTCAAGTAGGTATAATGGCACCCTCATCTATAGGCGGTATAGTAAAGTCATCACATCCGCTTGTAGTAATTGGATAAAGAAAGGAGAAGATATTATGATAGGACGTAAAATATATTATGAGTTAACAACAGGTGATGTGATTCTTATTACACCCGAAAAACATTCCGAATTTGCAATTAATACTACAGAATGGAGCTTCGTTATCTGAGGTTCAACATTATCTTGGTCATGATAGCCCGGTCACAACTCAGATATATGCTGAAATGAATAGGGAAGCGGTTAAACAAAGTCATTTAAAACATGTTATATAGGACAGGCTTTACGGCCTGTCTTTTTTATATCAATTGAAGGAAAGTGAGGGGTTTTTTGTGAAAGAAAGTATTGCAACAAAAGGATTTTTTGGTATAGTCGCAGGAGTATTCAGCTATTTAGCTGGATGTTTGAACGAGATCGTGATTATTTTGGCCATACTTGTCATCATGGACTACATCTTGGGGATTGC